TATTTAACTGACTCTACTCAGGTACGTGGAATTGCCCCCTTCTATGCTGCTATTGTTTCGACCGATGGTTTTTATCGTGTGATGGCTGTAGAACATGAGGGGGATACTAGAGGAGGTCAAAATGGGCCTTGGTCTTCTGATTTGATCTGCCTAGCTGTAGATCAAACAGCTCCCGCTGTGAGTTCTGTACAAGCCAGCTAAGCCAAACCTACTCCAAGAAGTCACGGGCTCCTTAAAAGGCCCTTTCTGCTCCATGCAGGAGCATTCTATGAAGGGTTCTTACAATGGCTATTCCGCAAATACCACCACAGAATCAAACTGAGAGGCTAAAAGACCTTGAAGAGCTACTCCGGACAGCTATAGATGGAAGACTAGCCGGATTATGGACTACAGTACCTGGTATAGTTGATTCTATCAATTCAGATGGGACAGCTAATGTCCAGCCTACTACGCAGGGTCTAGTTATGACTCCCTCAGGTAAAGAACAGTGGATTAACATGCCTCTTCTGTTAAACTGTCCTATTCTTAGAGACGGAGGTGGGGGCTGGGTAATTACCTTTCCTGTTCAAGCTGAAGATGAGGTAGTAGTATTTTGTGCTTCAAGATGTATTACTAACTGGTTCCAGAAGGGTGGAATACAGACTCAAGCCAGTTTGAGAATGCACAGTCTTAGTGATGGTTTTGTTTTCTGTGGACCTAAGTCAATCCCTAATACCATTCCTAATATTAGTCAATCCTCTGTCCAGCTGAGAAACCTGGATGGTACGCAGTATCTTGAGTTAGCCTCAGGTGGGGTAATAAACATAGTAGCTCCAGGCGGAGTACATGTGACTGGCCCTGTTATAGCTACAGGAGAAGGTACTTTCAATGGAGGCCATACGGTCTCAGCCCATAAACACACAGGAGTTACAACCGGCTCAGGTGTAACTGGAGTACCAGAGTTATGAGATATGTGGCCGAAGACCCAAATGGTGATTGGTCTTTAGTAGGTGGTGACTTACCCATTCTACAAGACAGTATTGAGGCTGTACAACTGGCAATTCAGAATAGACTTGGATTATATTTAGCTGAATGGTTCCTAGCACCGGATGATGGCACACCCTGGCTACAGCAGATTATTGGGAATAATACTGAGGGGACTAGAGATATAGCCCTTAAGGAAATTATCCTAGGAACTACCGGAGTGACCAGTATTGCAAACTACTTCAGTTCCCTGAATAACTCTACCCGCAATTTTACTGTGACAGGAACAGCTATTAGTTTATATGGACCTGTGCCATTCACAACTTCTCAGTCAGTCTAAAAAGGACCCTATAAATGAGTACACCAACTTATCCATTGGCTACTCTAGCCTTTCAACTTACTCCTACAGGTCCTACTGCACCTCAGGCCTCAGACATAGTAGCCTCTTTACAAGCTTCAGCCCAGGGTAGTTTAGGGGCAGATCTTGATCTTGATTCTTCTGCTAAAATTACTCAACTCCTTGGTGTAGTGGCTGCAGCCGTAAATGATGCAAATCAGCAAGCTATAGCTCTAGCTAATAGCTTCTCTCCTGTCTATGCTCACGGAGCCCCACTAAGGTCCCTGGTAAAGATCAATGGTCTAACTACCCAGGCTTCTACCGATAGTACCTGTACTGTAACTATTGTAGGGGTTGCGGGAACTGTTCTTCCAAATAATCAAGCTCAAGATCAAGCGGGCAACCTATGGAGTATTCCAGCAGGTACTGTTATTCCTCCCGGTGGATCTATCAACGTTACAGCTACTTGTCTTACAACTGGAGCTATTGCTGCGCCTATAAATACGATTACAATACTATATAATCCTGTACCCGGTTGGCAGACCGTGACTAACCCTGGAATAGCCACACCAGGTCTTACAGCTGAGACAGACTCATCCCTGAGAAGTAGACAAGCTGAGTCTACCTCTATAGCAGCCTTAACCCCGCTGGAGACAATCCTAGCTAATGTAGCTAATATCCCTGGAGTAGGTAGAGCTGCAATCTATGAGAACCCTACAAATTCAACTGATGTTAATGGTGTACCTTCTCATAGCATCTCAGTAATTGCCGAAGGTGGAAATATTGCCACAATAGCCCAGACTATTGAAGCCTACAAGTCCCCAGGTACAGGTACTTATGGAACTACCTCTCAAATAGTTTTAGACCCTGCGGGTCTTTCTGTCGTCATCAATTTCTTTGAGCTTACCGATGTACCTGTCTTTGGTGTAGTTACTATTACACCTCTTGCTGGGTATGTTGCTACAACGGGAGTTTTAATTGCCCAAGCTGTAGCCGCATTTATCCAAGCCCTAAACATCGGAGAAACAGCCTACCTATCTTGGCTGTATGGACCAGCTGGATTAGCCGGTAATCCTCTATCAAGTACCTTTGTTATTACCTCTCTGACTATTGGCCTAAGTGTAGGAACTCAAGCTGCGTCTAATCTAGTACCTACCTTTAATCAGGCTTTTACTTGTAACCCAGCTAACATAAGTGTGGTGACCTAATGGCAGATATTGGCAAATATCTTGCCCTTATAACCAGTGAGCATCAGTCAGCTCCAAAATTCATGTCTTTAGTGGCTGACTGTGTTCAACCCTTTGCTGATATTATTGCAGCCTTAGCTGCTGTCCCGGGGTTATATGATCTTGATGCGGCCCAAGGTAATCAACTGGACATCATTGGTCAGTGGGTTGGTATTTCTCGTCAACTTGAAGAACCTCTACCTGGAGTATATTTCTCTTGGGGAATAACAGGACTCGGTTGGGGTCAAGGTACTTGGTTTGGTCCTTATGATATTCTTTCAGGGTTAGTTGCCTTACCTGATGATGCCTATAGAAATTTGATTCGAGCCAAAATTGCGGCTAATACCTGGGATGGAACAGTACCTGGGGCCTATACGGTATGGAATCAGATCTTTGCCCCTGAGGGTTATCAAATCTTGATTCAAGACAATCAAGATATGACTATGACTATAGCCTTACTTGGACCAGTTCCTGATGCAGTAACTAAGGCTTTGCTAGCTAATGGCTATTTTGATCTTAGACCAGCAGGTGTAGCTGTAACAGGATACTTCACTACCAGTGTTGCAGGTGCTCCTCTATTTGGGTTTGGAACAGAGAATAGCAGCATTGCTGGCTGGGGAGTAGGAGCTTGGCTAACCCCAATAGCACCTACTGTAACTAGTCCATCTATTCATGGTGATTTTGTATCAAGAACAGTTTCGGAGTAATGGAGAAAATACATGTCTTCCCCTACCGTAGATTATCTTCCAGTAGCAACTGCAGCTGGAGCTAATGTAGACTCACAAGCAACATTTGCTGGGTCTGGTTATCAGACAACTGGTTTTCAGAACGGACTTGCTATTCCTTCTCAGATTAACAAAGCCCTAAGGCAGGGTAGTATGCTGGCAGCAGCATTAGCTAATTTCATTTCAGCTACTTTAGGCATCTCGGTTATTGATGATGGAAACCTGGCAACCCTCCTTACAAACCTAACTAATGCAATCAAGACCGCAGCTGGTAGTGTAGCTCCAACTTGTACTCAGAATGTAGTGACTGGGAATAGAGCCTTTAATACTCTATACCAAAATACTTCTGGATCCCCAATGATGGTAGTAATTGGGTTTTGGTCAAATGATGGCGCTGGCCAGTCTTCTTGTATTGTCAAAACAGATGCTAGTTTAACTCCTACAACTGTAGTTGTTTCCACCACAGACGGTAATGACTCGTCTGTTACACTATCAAAGACCGTATCATTTTGGGTTATTCCAGGTAATTACTATAAAGTTTTGACTGATGCAGCATTGACCCTAAACAGTTGGACCGAGTGGGTACTTAGCTAAAATGTTGTATTTATAAAATAAACCCAAAGACCCAATAAAGAGAATAAAAAAATGCGCCGTTACTTTTATATCCTAGCAGTTCTATGCCTGTGTGCTTCAGCTTTTTCACAGACTACTGTCACAGTCTTGGCAAGTAATATTATGCAGGACGCCTCTGGTACTAAATTGGTAATGGGTTCAATTATTTTCCTCCCCGTGGACTGTAGGACAGGGGTTCCCGTTGGATTCAATAATGGTGGGCAGGTAGGGGGTGGAGAAGTTATATTCCCTATTTCTAATGGCTCATTTTCCGGGACTATTACCGATGCCTTTATGACGAATACTTGTGACCGGGTTACTGTGTCGGATATGGACGGAACAGTGATTATTGGACCCAAGTTCTTTGGGGCTCCTCCCACTGGATACGAGTTTGTCCAGCCTACTCAGAATTCTTCGGCTAATAACCCCTGGTGTGTGGCTGGTGTCTGTAACTTTGATAACTACATCCCAGTGCTGTCTCCCGTGCAACTTGGTCAGTGGGGACATCTTACAGGTAATATAACTAATCAGGCAGACCTAGTAGCTTATATTGCTACTCATGGTGGCGGAGTACAATATGTCTTCATTGCTCCTTCTGGTTCTTGTCTACCTACAGCCCAGGTTCAGGTAAATAATGGTTTGCTTTATTCCTGTCAGTCTGGAACTTGGGGTCAGATTACTGGAAGCGTGGGCCAGTCTGCTTATCAGTTAGCAGTAAGTGCTGGTTATAGCGGAACTTTGTCTCAGTGGCTTGCCTCTTTAGTAGGTTCAAATGGAACTACACCCACTTTCACTATGGGTACTGTGACCTCGCTTGCTTCAGGAGCGACTCCGACAGCCTCCTTCGGTGGAACTGCACCTAACTACACTCTTAATCT